TGATCTATGTGAAAGACAAAGATCTTCTGGAAATTCACTTTAAAGACGGACGGGTCGAAACTACGCAATACGCTCCTCCGGAAAAGACCTTCACGCCTCGCAGCGAAGAATCTAGAGAACACATGCGGCAGCTCATGAAGGAAAGATGGACTCCGGAATATAAGGCTCAGATGAGCAGGAAGATGAAACAGATAAGGAGTGAGAAATTTTGGAACAGCAGCGGAAAGTAAAAACCATCCCGGCGACGCTGACGCCTATTACCGCCACTCCGATTGGCGAGAACAAGAAACGCCGTGTCGCAGCCTATGCCCGTGTATCCACCGATCATGATGAGCAGTTCACAAGCTACGAAGCTCAGATCGACTACTACACGAAATACATCAAATCGAGAAGTGACTGGGAATTCGTCAAGGTCTATACAGACGAGGGAATTTCCGGCACCGGAACGAAAAAGAGAATCGGCTTCCGCACCATGATCGATGATGCCCTTGCCGGAAAGATCGACCTGATCGTCACGAAGTCCGTCAGCCGCTTCGCAAGAAACACGGTAGACAGCCTTACGACCATCCGTGAGCTGAAGGAGCACAGCGTCGAATGTTATTTCGAGAAGGAGAATATCTGGACCTTCGACGGTAAGGGAGAACTTCTGATCACAATCATGTCAAGCCTCGCGCAGGAAGAATCCCGCAGCATTTCCGAGAACTGCACCTGGGGCCAGAGGAAACGGTTCGCCGACGGAAAGGTGACCGTGCCGTTCAAACGCTTCCTCGGATACGACCGAGGGCCTAACGGCGAGCTGGTAGTCAATGAAGAACAGGCCAAACTTGTAAAACGGATCTACCGGATGTTTATGGAAGGCACAACACCTTACGGAATTGCCACTAAGCTCACGGAGGAGAATATTCCATCACCAAGTGGCAAGCAGAAATGGCATGCCGGAACGGTAAAGGCTATCCTCTCCAATGAAAAATACAAGGGTGACGCACTCTTGCAGAAGTCCTTCACCGTCGACTTCCTGACCAAGAAAACAAAAATCAATGAAGGTGAGGTCCCGCAGTACTATGTCGAAAAGGACCACGAAGCAATCATTGATCCGGAGATCTTCGATCAGGTCCAGGATGAACTGAAGCGCCGCTGCCCCGGTAGAAACCGCTACAGTGGCGTTCATGTTTTCTCCGGCAAGGTAAAATGCGGACAGTGCGGGAGCTGGTACGGCTCTAAGGTCTGGCATTCCAATGACAAATACCGCCGGACGATCTGGCAGTGTAATCATAAGTACGATGGCGGTGAGAAATGCAAAACGCCAGTCCTCACGGATGATGAACTCAAGGGAAAATACATCTCAGCAGTCAACAAGCTGTTTGCCGACAAGAAATCGATTCTGGCAGATTATAACGAGATCCTCGCTGGACCGCTTTACGATACTTCCGGACTGGAAAGGAAAAGGACAGAATATGAAGACGAAATGAGTACCGCAGCTGAACTGGTGCAGAAGGAAATCAAGAAGAACGCTCTGGAACCGCAGAATCAGGCAGAATACCAGAAGCGGTATGACACCCTGACAGAACGCTTCAATGCAGCGAAAAAGAGTCTCGCCGACACCGAAGCTGAAATCAGCAGAAAAGAACTCGCCCGCTCTTCTATCCGGCAGTTTCTGGCTACGCTTGGCAAACAAAAAGACCTTGTGACAACATTCGACGCCGTACAATTCCAGAGCCTCGTTGATTTCATCACGGTTTACAGCAAAGATGACATCCGGATAAACTTCAAGAACGGGATGGAAATCAAAGCCTGAAACCAAATATCCATAGAACAAAATGCGCCACCTACGACAAAACCGGAGGTGACGTTTTTTATTCGTTCTGCAGCAATTCACGTATTCTTTTCGTCAGACCTCACTATTGTCTGCTTCTGGATCTACATCTTGTCCGGGATGCATACTGACAGCACCCTTGGCCTGTAAATTGGCTAGATTCTCCAGCATTATCTTTCCGATCTCGGTCGGATCATAATTGCACGCGGAACAAATGAGCCGCAGCCCATCTGGCGTCAACATACGACCATGCCTCGTGTCATCCAGCAACTTCTGATATTCTTCATATTGCTTGTTTGTAATCTTCTTCATTGCTTCGCTTCCTTTAGCAATGTGCAAATGCCTTGATAGCATAAACAGCAACTACTGCTGCCGGAATGCTCATCAAGGCAACAGCAGCTGGCCAACCAGTAAGACTGACATTTACAGTTGAATGCTTTGCTAATTCCGGTGCTCCCATTGTTAAGTTTTCAATCCCATTTTCCATGTTGCTATCCTTTCTCCGCTGCTTATTTGCGGTTGCTATATTTATGCCTCATTGGCCTGCATCGTTTAGAATGGATAGAATCTGACTGATGTAATCCATTGCTTCTTCATCTGAACGCTCAAGAAGTTTTGCGACCTTTCTTACCACTTCTAGACGATCAACAGTAGACATTTCTTGTGTTTTTACTTCAGGAGATGGAATTTCCGTGTACACCAGAAGGCGATTTCCAACTAAGTGACTGTTGTATCTTCCGTTACAGTTTTTAGTGAGGTAGGCAGAAACACCTCTTAAATGATTCCCAATTGCAAAACTGGAAACCATATCTACGGGAACCCTTACCTCAAGGACCACATTGTTTCCGATTAACATCGGAACTTCCAATTGAACATTGTATCTGGAGTACAGGTTAAGAGATGCGCTTTCTGTCGCATCGCGGATGTCCCGTAAACAGTCTGCTGCCTTGATGCTCGAATCAGCAAATTCTATCTGTATGAACTTAGATACCATCTTCATATTTCAGGTCTCCTTTTGTATCTACATTCGGAGTTACTTGTAAATTTGTTCTAAATATATCACGCTTGTTGCCAGATGTAAATACTTTCAGCGTGATTTGTAAAATATTTGGGCTCAAAAAAAATCGGGCTATAACCCGACATCTACATTGCACCCTTATTTTCGACCTTGCACCCTTTTTTCATGCGCACATTCTGGAAATGTTAAATTGTATCATTTTCGGTCGGATGTTTTCATAGCAGGAATAGGAAGCATCTTTTATCTTGTCGGCAATCGGCATGAACACAAGGTCTGCCATGAGTTCGACAACATCACGAGGTGTCCAGTGTTCTCCGGCTTCCTCGTTGTTCTCTTCATTAAACTTACGAATCAGTTCCTCAAAGATGGTACCCATACCATGATTATCGAGGCCGGGATGTTTGAGGATCGTCTTCGCTTCATCTTTATAAATCGGATTCGGGCTCAGGTTGATATCAGACGATGTGAACTTCTCAATGACCGCACCAAGAATATCCGCATCCACCATCGTGTCGATCTGATTGCGGAACTTAAATTTATCCAGAATCACCTGAACATTTGGAGAGAAGCCGTCAAGATAAGCTTTAAAGTCTACCTTCAAAGTCTGTGCTTTGGAGCGGCTGGTCAAGTCCTTCAGAAGGAAGGGAGACGCATTGCAGAAAGCCTGTCCCGCCGCATTGCACAGCGCAGGCCACTGGTTATCGATTTTTGCAGCGTCCAGCTGTTTCTTCATTGCCAACACTGCCGGTTTCGTTTCTTCCAGCATGGCATCCAGACGACGGATTACCGTCATCGGGAGAATGACGTCACGATACTTACCGCGCACATACACGTCGCGCAGGCAGTCGTCTGCGATTCCCCATATAAAACTTACTATCTGATTATGAACCTGATTGTCCATTACAATTATCCTCCGTTTGTCCGTGGCATAGTTTGCCACTCTATATTTTCATTCTATAAAATCTGTTGTCCCATAAAACGGACTTACTCGGCATCCTGTTCTTCTTTTTCAGGTGCGTTATCATCGGATGCGCCGCCGGAGCGAATCCAATCATCAACCTCGGACAGCTTGAATTTCCAAAGCCTGCCAACCTTATAGGCGGGCATATTGCGCTTTGCAATCCACTGCAATATGGTTTCTCGTCCAACTCCAAGATATGACTGTACATCTTTCAATGGCACCCATTTTTCAACCTGCTGTTGTTCGCCCACTTTATTACCTCCATCTT